ATACGGTTGCTTATGCCTTCAATGGTCGAATTGGTGGCTTGCAATGGGATATGGCTCCCGGCGCTGAAGGCAAATTCACTTTCACGATCCACCCGACTGGAGGAAACTCCTACGGTTGGTCAACCAATCCGTAATGAACACGCCCCTTCGGGGGCGTTTTGACAAGATGACAACAATACAAAATACAGATGATCTGCTGACCTTCATCGTGTCCCTGTCGCAGTCGGGACAGAAAAACTGGTTTGGGTTCCCGCAGCAAAGGGTTGCGGGAATCTATCTTGCATATGAAATCGCCAAATCTCACGCGGATTCTTTGAGTCCCGAGGAAGTGGTCGATTACGTTGTGCGACTTAATAATGCCATTTTTTCTAAGATTTTGAAGGGGAATGCAGAATGACTCTCGGCAACAAACTCGGCAAAGCTGTCCAGCAGGACACTCTGCAAGTTCGCAAGATCACCATTGATCTTGGTGAAACCAAGTTCGATCTGCGGGTCAAAGTGCCCCTCAAAAAGCAGATCGAGGACATCAACGCTCGCATCTTCTCTCCCAGCACGGAGCGCACAGAAGCGATCTATCAGCGTCTCTCTGAGCCAATGCTCAAGACCCTAAAGGAGGGGGGCGAGGAATTCGTCAAAGCGCTTGGTGAAAGCGTTGTTGTCAAAGACGATGATTTGATTGTGGACGGCACATCGTTGCGTCAGGTGTCGCAAATCCAGGCGATGGAAGAAGCGAAGGTTGAGGAATACTTTCACCTTCTTGTTTCCGAAACAGAAGAGAGCGTCAACGAAACGTACGACGAAATTACAGCGCAATTGCCGGAGTTCGTTGTCAAAGAGATTGTTATTGCGATTCAGTCCGCAATTTCTCCAGACTACAAAAGTATAAAAAAAAATTAAGACAGAGCTTGCGGCGGCAAGTCTCCGCAGCGATGATCTTCAATGGGCATACGGAGGAATCGGTCAACGCATTGAGTGAAGAGGTTTTCGCGGAGATACTGACGATGTATGTGGATGGGATGGTTGGGAATCGAGCAATTTACGATGCAATGTCGTTGCTGACTGCCGGGGTATTTAACTACATCCGACAGGAAGGATCGCCACCATACAAGCCGGATACTCTGTTTCCTGGCATCAACGAATACTTGAGAAACCCTGACTTTGAGCCTTCCAAAGAAGAGCAGGTCAGTAACTCACTCATGGCTTATATGAGCCAAGCCAAAGGCTTCAAGAAAGAGAGGTTCAAGAAATGACTGTCTCATTCAAGATGGAAGGCTTTGAAGAACTCATCAAACAGATGAATGAGTTGAAAGAAGAAATCGGTAAAGCCAAAACTGATGCAATTTGGCGCAAGGCTATGAGTTTTGCCATGCAACCTGTTTTGGAGGATGCGAAGTCATTTGCTCCCAAAGACACCGGCGAGATGGCAGATCGCATTTACATGAAAGTTCATAGGCCAATGTCGCGGGACAAACAGGGTCGAAGGTATGCTGGCGAAGCGTATCTTGCGCGGGTGACTGCCAGCCCGATTCGGTCGGATTCTGTCCTGAACTATACCGTCAACAAAAAGGGCAAACTGCGAGCAAACTGGTCAAACAAATCACCTGCTCCGGTGGCACAAGAATTTGGAAATTCTCACAATGCAGCAACTCCATTCTTGCGTCCTGCACTAGAATTGAACATTGGTCGGGTTGAATCAAGGCTGGGGTGGTCTGTGTGGGAATCCATTCAGAAAGTCGCAGCTAAAAACAAGAAGGAATAGTCATCATGGCAGTCATTGGCTCGCTGACAGTAAAACTTGGTCTTGTCACTTTAGAGTGGGATAAAGCCACCGAAAAGGCTAAGAAGCAAGCCAAAGACTTGCAATCTGCGATGAGCAACCTTGGCGTTGACTTGTCGAAGCTCCAAAACCTATTCCGCAATTTAGGTGGTGCTGCTGGTCTAAGCGTTGCCGGTGTCACCGCAATGTCCCATGCCATCATGGAAATGGCTGGGCAGGTCAATGACCTGGCTGATGCATACGACCTAAGCGTCGGCAGAATCCTGCAATTCCAAAAAGCAATCATGCTTGCTGGCGGGAAAGCGGAAGATGCAAACACAATCCTTGGAACGCTGTTCACCCGCATTTCTTCAGCGCAAGAAGGTAACGATGCCACGATTGCCCAATTTGAGGCTTTAGGCATTTCGTTTGAGGAACTGAAAAGATCAACCCCAGACCAACTATTAAAGCGCGTCTACGAGGGTTTGAACGGGATTGGGAACACGTTTGAGCGGGTCAAGGCAGTCCGCGAACTTTTAGGGAAAGCCGGTCTTGGAAAGAACCTACAGGAAGTCACGGACACCCTTGCAAAGTCAACAGCAGAATTTGATCGTCATGCCGCAGCGTTGAAGAAATGGGATGACATGGGCGACGCTTTGGCTCTGACGTTCAAAAACCTTCAGCTTGCCTTTGCCGACTTATTTGCTCCGTTTACGACAAAAGGAATCATTTCTGTCGAGCAGTTCAAAGCGGTAATGGTTGCCCTGGGGTCGGCACTTGTTGTCAACGGAATTCTTAGACTTGTTACCGCAGTCAAGGCATTGAATGATGTCTTGAAAGGAACTGTTGCATTAAGCGTTGCTCTTTCGGGACCAAGTGGGCTTAGAGGGGCGCTCACCGCAGCAGCAGCACTTGCTGGGTATTTTGCAACATTGAAAGCGTTAGAAGGTGCTGATGGAGAGGGAGCAGAAGCGCAAGGCACAATTAAGGGTATTCCAGCGCAAGGTGAACCAAGCGGCATTGGAGGAGTTTCAGGAGGTAGAGCAGCAGCAACCGCAAAAGCGCAATTAGAATACCAAAAGGAACTGTTAAAGATTGCAGAAAGACGCAACGAATATCAGTTGCTGTATCTTAGTGGCAGTCAGGACGAACTTCAAATTGCAGAAAGCCAATTAAAGTTTGAAGAAGAAATTGCCAAAGCAGAATTTGAAAGGGCGCAAGAACTTCAAAAAGATGGATTGTCTCGCGCTCAGATTGCTCTTGCGGAAGAAAAATATACGCTTGCTGTAAAAAAGGCGACATCAGAGGAAAAGGCGCGTAATGATCTTATCAATGCAAGGCGCGATGTTGCACTGGCAGCATATTCTCAAGAAACGCGATTTATTGCAGAGCGCAATCAACTGCTAGAAAGCGGATTAAAAATTGAACTTGATAGCCGCTACATGAGCGAATATGAGTTTGAACGCTCAAAAGAATTGTTGAATATTCAATCGCAAATCCTTTTTATTGAGCAAGAAAGAAAACGCTTGCAATCTTCTGGAATAAAAGAGGGTAGTCCAGAATATGTTGCAGAAATGGCTCGACTTCAAAGCGCAGAAGAAGCGGCAAAGCGTATGTCAGTTTTGCGGCTCGAGCGTATGCGTCAAAACGAAGAAGAAATCAAGAACTTCACCGATGGATGGGAAAAGGCGTGGCGAGAATTTTCACGCAATGCTGAGAACTACGGAAGGGTTGCGGAGTCGGCATTCACCTCGATCACAGACAACATCAGCAAAGCAATTTCCAATTTTGTGCAGACCGGCAAGTTGTCGTTCAAAGACTTTGCTCGCGCCATCATTCAAGATCTGATCCGAATTCAATTGACAGCACAAGCAAACAGGGTTTTGGGTCTTATCAAAAGCTCTTTTGCTCCGACATACTCGCCAGGTTCTGAGGGTGGGATTGATTTTTCTTACATTTCCCCAAGAGCAGACGGAGGCGCTGTTGCAGCAAATATGCCGTATCTCATTGGCGAGCGCGGCCCAGAGTTGTTTATGCCAACCACCGCAGGAACAATCATTCCCAACAATCAATTGGGTTCGATGGGGTCAACTACAAATGTGACCAACAATTATATTCAGGCCATTGACGTGAAGTCTTTTGAGGACAGAATCTATGGCAGCGCAAAGGCTGTTTGGGCTGCGAATCAATACGCCAATAAAGGATTCGCTACATCTGGCGGGAGAGCGTGATGTCGTTTCAAGATATTTTTGAAATCCAGCAGTCCATGACTGTGAACAACCGTCGAACCGTTGGACAGCAAGTGAGTCGAGGTGGGCAGATCAGGACGGCTCAGTATCTGACTTCTGTTCCGTGGGTTTTTACCGTAGTCCCGCATAACTACCTGTATTACCCGACTGCGCGAGGCATCATTCAAACGATTGACAACCTTGATCGTCAAACGTCAGAAACGATTGATTTCAATACGACTGGGTTGTCCTGGTTCGTCGCGTATCAAGGCGGCGCATCTGCAACGCCAGTCGGGATGGAGCTTGCCTCCACTCCTGCACCGAATGCGACCACAGTTTCTCTGACAAACATCCCGTCTGCGAGTGGCGCAATCCTAAAGGCAGGAGACTTCATAGGGATCGGAGGATACACATACAAAGTCACAGAAGA